GAGTAGTTCCGACAACAATACTCATAAAATCTTGAAACCCCTTTCACTTGAACAGATGTCGGAACCTGTAAGAGAGTTTGGGGTTTCGTTTTTTAAACTAAAATAGTATGGCGAAGAGATTCACAGACAACGAGAAATGGCAGGACAACTGGTTCACTGACCTAACAAATGACCAGAAAATAATTTGGATTTACTTATTAGACCATTGTGATAATGCTGGTCTTTGGAAAGTTAATATCAAAAATTTGAATTACTTCTGTTCTACGAACATCTCCGTTGAGGAGGTTATTTCTGTTTTTAAAAATAGATTAACTCAAGTAAAAGAAGATTTATTTCTAATTAATAAATTCTGTTTATTCCAATATGGACCAGATTTTCTTAGAAGTGGAAACAAAGCAGTAATATCAGCAATTAATAAATTAATTCAAATTGGAATTATTAATGAAATTAATGGAATATATACTCCAACGATAGAACTTGGTAAGGGTATCAATACCCTATCTATACCCTATACATACCCTATCGATACCCCCAAAGAAGAAGAAGAAGATAAAGATAAGGTTATAAATAAAATTGAAGATAAGATTGAAGAACAAGAATGGAATAATTTAAAAGATAAAATTAAAGAACAAGGTTGGAATAAATTATCAACTAAAGAAGCAAGTAGATATTATCAATTAAAAAAAACTTATAATACATAAACAAATATAACAATGGAAAAGTATACTCAACAATGGAAATGGAGAAAAGACCAGATGCCATTAAAACAATTTTACAAACTATCAACTAAAGAAAAGGAGGAATACATCCTGCTTATACTTAGTTTACCTGAATCAGAACGAGGAACGAGTGATGAGATAATCCTCAACAATTTTACTAAACTTAAACCGAAGGAAGAAAACTTTATTACACTATGATATTAACGCCAAGATTTCTTGCTAAATTAACTGAAAAGGTTATGTACCAATATATGTTGAATTGGTTACCTGATTTATATGATAATAATCTTGATGATGAATTTGCACCGATAGATTGGTATTCACCTTCAACAGGAATGTGGATTGAATATAAGCAGCGTCATAAACATTTTGTTGGTCTAACACTTGAAAGAAAAAAGTATGACCAACTGATTAAAAAAGAAAAATCATATTATCTTAACTCAACTCCCGAAGGGATATATTTTTGGTGTATTCAAGAAATGGATGCTAATCCAATATTTACCATTAGGTCAATGAATGATAAAACTGATTTTGGAAATGCTGTTGATATTGATAAGTGGCAAACAGAAATGTATGTTGGAAAAAGTTTGGGAATAGAACAATTAATATTCAAATAATGTTTCTATTTATGAAATAATTTCTTTATATTAGAATATAAACATATAAAATATGTTTTGATCCAGTCAAATTTTTATCTCCCAGGTTTAAATGACTGGATCTTTTCGTTAAAATCAGACTATTTATATAATATGGAAATCAAAACTTGTTCAAAATGTAAAGCTGATTTACCATTATCAGAATTTCAAACATATTTTCATTCAAAAGTTAATAAACATTTCACTCGCGGTCACTGTACCAAATGTTTGTATTCTACGAGAAAAAAGAACAAGATGGATAGATTACTCATTCCAACAGAGATAGTTCAACCAGTGGTCTTAAAATTAGAACCAGAGGTAATTAAGGTAAAAGATATCAAACAGAAAACTTGTATTACCTGTCTTGAAGTCAAATCTGTTAACGAATATTACACCTCCAGGTTAACCTGCAAGAAGTGTTGTTTGGAAAAAGAACTAAAATATAGAACAGAAAAAACATATAAAAGTTTAGATAATAATGGTGGTTCATTGAGGGTGCCAATCAAACCCGGAAATTTCCACGATGAGTACCAAAGACATTATACCCACGAAATACTTCTTGCAATGGGATGGAAGTTAAATGAAGAAAATGGTAAATGGTGGAAGGATGGAATAAAAACCAAAGACGGACTATTTATTAATCTAAAGAAACCAATCCCAACTAAACATAACTTAAAATATTATACCCTTGAAGAAAAATTAGAAAAGGTTATTATAATAAAGGAAGAAAGAAAAAAGGGTAAAACCTATGTTGAGATTGGAAAAATAATTGATGTGTCACCACCAACCGCTTGTAAATGGTTAAAACAATATGAAAAGAGATAGAGAGAGTATTGATATGGGATATATTGGAATACCAAAAGGATATTTTGTGTATGACAAGGAAACCAAAAAATTAATATGCAATGAAATCATAGATAGATTATTACTTCAAATAGATAGAGAAATAGACCCAACCATAAATAGGATACAATTCTTGGATGAGATGATGGAATCTTCCATTGAAACAAACTTGAAAGATGAGAATTACGAAGTCGTACAGGTATTCAGCGACGTAAGAAAAATGCTTAATGAATCCTAACATAGAGAAATGGATTGTCAAGAATTATACAGAACTACGAACGATTGCAAAAAAGATAACCAAAGATTCAGATTGGACTGATGATTTGTTGCAGGATGTTTTATTACAATTATACGAACGAAAGGAAATCAAATTAAAAACCATTGACGATAATTCCATAAAATATTATATTGTTGCTGTACTAAAGATAAATTGGTATTCAAAGACATCACCATTTTTCCGAAAGGTCAGAATGGAATCATCCAAATACACAGAGTTATATGATATGATTGAGGTTCCTGATGACTGTGTGTTTGATGACCATAGATTGATGGAACTGATTGAGAATGAATGGACTGAGACAAATTGGTTTAACAAGATAATCTTTGAGAAATATATGATACTTGGTTCATTAAAGAAGGTATCAAAAGATACAACCATACCACTATCAAGTGTGGCAAGATATATCAAGGAAACAAAAATAACAATAAAGAATAATACAATAATAAAATTTAACCGTGATGAGTAGTTCAGTAAACAGAAGATACAAAAGAAAGGTAGCAAGAGATATCAAAAAAGGAATTGCACCACCTGAAGCACAATTAAGAATTCCATCAATAGAAGAAGTGGCAGAATATATAATGGAAAAGAAACAAGGAATTAAATTGGAAGAACCAGAAAAAATAAAATCAATATGGGAACACAAACCATCTAACTTAAAATTTGATTAATATGGAACCAGAAGAATTAGACCCATTTTCAAACATAGATGATTTCTTTCTACCTGATGTAACAAAATACCCTGATACACCTGATGGTCTATTAGCAAAGGAATTAAACAAATGGGTGAAAGAAGAACATCAAAGACTAATGGATGAATTAAAAGATGAGGAAGATGAATATCCTCTAATACACGATTAATATGGACAAAGAATTAAAAGACAAATTGGAGTCTCTAAAATCCGATGGTAAGAAAAAGAAAGGTTGTAAAGATTGTAAAAATAAAGAACCAATAACAGAATTACCAGAAATTATTGAAAACGATATATTTATACCTACAATGGAAGATATAAGAAATGCTTATGTTGAACTTGGAAATAGAGGTAACGATAAAAGAGAATTCATTAATAAGGTATATCAATTCCTGTTTAACGATGACTTTGATTTCAGTTGTGGTTCCTGTGTCAATAAACAATCAAGAAGATTAAAGAACTATATCAACAATAACTCAGAATTAAAAGTATCATAATGGAACCAAAGAAAAAAGCAGGTGGACGTAAATCTAATGAAATAGAATACGAAGAAAAAATGACCAGAGTATTTGAATTAATACTATGGGAAAAGAAATCATTTACAGAATTTAGAGACTTAGTATCAAAAGAATTTGAAATAACAACCAAAGCCGCAGAGAATATGTGGTACGATGCACGTAAAAGATTAAAGGAAAGACACACAGAAGAACACGAACAAATATTACAAGACCAACTAACAAGACTATACGACCTGTTAAATAGATGCCGTGAATCAGGTAACAGACGAGTTGAATCAGAAGTACTACGTGACCTAACAAAACTATATGGATTGGAACAAGCAAAAAAGATTGATATTACATCAGGAGATTTACCAATTTCTGTTAATATTATTTTGAATAGTGACTAATTTTTCTTATATTATTGTATGACCAAAACTTCGTTTTTGGATAAAATAAATATATATATATTATGAGAAAAGAACCAATGGAAGTAGGATGTAAAACTAATATGTTAACCCTACTTGAGTACGATGAACCAGTCTATGATGGGTTTAGAATGATTAAACGTGGAGTATTTGAATGTGAGTGTGGTCAGATTAAGACCAAGATGATACACAACGTCAAGTCAGGACAAACTAAATCCTGTGGATGTCTTTACAGATTTATAGATAAAGAGTATATGATACAGGTGAATAAGAATAAAATAGGGATGAAGTATAAAAAGAAAATTAAAGTTGAGTGATATAAAATTAACCAAGAAACAATCTCAATGTTGGAAACTTCTAACAGATGATGTTACAAATATTATCACCTATGGAGGATCCGCTGGTGGTGGTAAGTCATATCTTGGTTGTTTATGGATTAGTTCAATGTGTCTACAATATCCTGGTATCAGAACCTTAATAGGTCGTACCGTATTACAACAACTTAAACTAACAACTCTTAATACACTCTTTGAAGTATTACAATTAATGGGATTAAAGTCAGGAGAACATTACGTTTATAATGGACAATCCAATGTAATAACATTTCAGAACAAATCAGAGATAATATTAAAGGACCTTGCGTATCAACCATCAGACCCAAACTATGATAGTCTTGGTGGTATTGAGGTCTCAGCAATCTTTATTGATGAAGCAGCACAGGTATCACATTTATGTTTCTCTATCCTTAAATCAAGGATACGTTATAAGTTAAATCAATATAGTTTAATACCAAAAGTATTACTGACCTGTAATCCTGGTCAGAATTGGATTAAGAAAGAGTTCTACATTCCGTTCATACAAGAGACATTGGAATTAAACAAAGCGTTTGTTCCCGCACTACCAATGGACAATCCCCATTTACCACCATCATATATTGAGATGTTGAAGGGATTACCTAATGCACAAAGACGTAGACTATTGGAAGGTGATTGGAATTACAATGAGGAAGATGATAGTATATTCAACTTTGACCATATATCAAATTCTATATTCAGATTTAAACCTGAACCAACTGACAAGAAATATATGTCAGTTGACGTAGCAAGGTTTGGAACAGATAGGTCCGTAGTAATGATTTGGAGTGGACTGGTGGTCTTGGAATGTCTCGTCTATAATAAGTTATCAACCACAGAATTATCGTCTGAAATTAGGGAGTTAATACAGAAGTACGGAATACATCCTAATAACATTATTGTGGATAGTGATGGAGTAGGTGGCGGAGTTGCTGACCAAATTAAGGGAACCAACTTTGTGAATAATTCATCACCATTACACAAACAAAACTATTCCAATTTAAAATCTCAATGCTACGTTAAATTATCTGAACTATTTAAAGAAGGGAAGATATCAATCAATATAATGAACCCATCTGTAATTGATGACTTAACTCAGGAACTATTAGCGGTTAAGCTAAAGGATGTAGACAAAGACAATAAGGTATCCGTTCAATCAAAGGATGAGATGAAGAAGATATTGGGTAAGTCACCCGATTTATCTGATGCACTGATGATGAGAGTTTACTACGAAATAAAGAATTTAAAATCAACAGGACGTTATGCAATAGCGTTCACATAAAAACTATGAGTGAAGTAACATTTAAATTACAAGGAAAAGATTACGAATTACCAAATTATTTATCTATTGGTGATTACGTTAAGATATTCAAAATCAAAGACTTATTTGAGGATGAGTATATGAAAGCAAAGGTTGTCAATCTATTAACAGATTGTCCAATGGAAACGTTAATAGATGCAGAAAACCATAAGGTGGACTTCTTAGCAACAACAATATTTGCAATGGTACCACGACCACCATATAATCTTATTGATAGATTTACATTAGATGGTGTTGACTATGGTTATCTACCATCATATAAAGAAATTACCTTCGGAGAATTTGTGGACCTTGATACCTTACTAACAAAGAAACCTGACGAGATAATGGACTATCTACATATAATCTGTGCAATAATGTACAGACCCATAGTCTCGGAAAAATCTAAACACAATTTTAAAATTGAGAAGTATAATCAAGAGACCCTCAATGATAGGGCGGAACTCTTTAAGAATAAATTAGAAGTCAAGTTTGCGTTAGGTGGACAGTTTTTTTTTATCAACTTCGGAAAGACGTATTTAAGCTTTACCCCTCTATCTTTGATGGGGAAGGTGAGGAGGGAATGGACGATATTAAAAATGATATGGACCCACAGGAAACTAATTTGGATCTTAGCTTTGAACAAAGGTTTGGATGGTACGTCGTCCTCAATAGAGTATCAGAAAACTTACTTAAAGACCACGATAAAATCGTTGAAAAAAATGTTGTTGAAGTCCTAAACCAATTATTGTATTTGATAGAATACGATAAAGAACAAATAAGATTACAGAAAAGAGCCCAAGCCCAAGGATAATTCAGCGCACACTACGGGTCTTTTTATATTTAATATTGAAAGATGAATATCAATTACAAACAAATTCTAACGTACTTCAGTAGTATAGCCTACCATCACGAACAAATCCGTTCGTTTGGTTTCGGTGATTTAACTCAATGCACAAATGATATTCAAACAAAAACAGAACCAAGATACACAAGAATGTATGTGGTCCCTGATACCGTTGAGTTAAATCAAAATCATATTCATTATAACTATAATATTATTATTATGGATATTGTTGAGGATGACTTATCCAACTTAGAAGAAGTGATGAGTGATACTCTTTCAATCGTTCAAGATGTATGGACAGTATTCTGGCAGTCATATAATGCAAACAACGGAAATTTCAGTAATATAATTATTGGTGATTGGGGTCCAAACGTTCAACCATTTCAAGAAAGGTTTCAGACAATACTTGGTGGATGGACAATGCAGATTAGAATGTCAGCACCGTTTGATTACAACAGTTGTGTATTACCAATAGCGGATGAATATCAATTCCCTCAGGATGAAAGTTATAGTTCATACCAACAGATATTAGAAGACTTTAAAAACTTTGCTTATTACCACGAACAAATTAACAGTTGGGGATTTGGTGACTATACTCAATTAACAAATGACGTAATAACAAAAAAGGAACCACAATATCCTCGTTTATATTTTGTACCAAATACAACAAGATTTGAAGAGAACCATTTGAACATACAATATCAAGTAATCGTATGTGATAAGATTGAGGATGATTTATCAAACCAAGCAGAGGTGCTAAGTGATACATTAGAAATATGTAAGGATTTATTCTCTTTGTCATATTTATCAGATTATGATGCTGAGTTTAATTCATCATTGGAACCTTGGTTAGAAAGAACGGAATCAATAATTGGTGGGTGGACATTTCCATTAAACCTACAACAGAAGTTTGATTATAATAGATGCGTTCTACCAATAATAGATTTTGGTGGATTAACTTGGAAACAAGTTGCTGAGTTATGGAAAAATGTGGATGAAGATTGGAAGAATATATAAAACAAAAACAAAAAAATATTAATATAATATGGGTCAGTTAACTAATCAATATGTATCACAATCCTTTCAGGGTCTATTAAAGATGACTGATAGTACCACAGGTGTTACAGGAACATTACAGACAGTTCAAACAGGAGATGGA